GACAGACATAGGATAGGCTCAGCGTGAGCCAACATTTCTTTTGCCGCATAAGCAGTAGTGCGTTGCGACAGTCCAGCATAAGTAGTTACAGCCATTGGAAATTCTCCTTCCGAGTTATGATTGGCATATTAGTAAAAGTAAATTACCGATCACCTGCTCAGAGTGAGGAACCTGTTGGCTTTGCGGCGTTAGCGGCAATGCCTCGAGTACGTCAATCTTTGTTTGGTGTCGTTAGTTGCAGCTCTGCCCTGCTAGCGAGTAGCGAAGAAATCAAATGCGGCCTCGAAGTCATCTTCGGGCGGCAAATTACTCTTCGATCTTCCTCCGCGTGAGGGAACGGTCTGCCCTTGCCGAAGCTGCTTCTCTCGTCGCTGCTTCAGCTCTGAGGTCGCCTGTTGACCAGGTGACACATCATTCTTATAAGCTCGCAGTAAATAGGCTGCATCGCCTGCCTGCTCGCTTTGAATCATTTCTTGTATCGGGGCTGGCTGTGTTGCTACCCAGTCCTTAAACTGATCCGATACGGCTACCTCGCGATAATCTGGATGCTCATTTTCAAGCATGACAAATTGCTGATCGACGTAGGATTTACGCGCTTGTTCTTGTATGGGTTGCAGCTCGCCACGAACCCTGTCTAGCTCAGCCCTATGCTCATTGGCCTGTTTCTCAAACAGAGATTTAACCCCCTCTGCAATATCAGGGTAATCCTCAGCGACCAGCTTCCAGCTATTATCTCCAGCCGAAGGTGTCGCCTCTGAGCTTTGTTTCAGCTTCTCAATCGTTTGCTGCTGCTCTTTGAGCTGTCTCTGGTAGGCGTTCTGCCTTCCTAAATCTGAGTTATACCTGTGCTGCCACTGCTGGAGTTCGCCTTGTGCGGCACTCAATTGCTCTTCAATTGATAGCGTAGGCTCCGCAGCCTCTTCAGTTTCCTCAGTCTCTTCAGTTTCTGCCTCTAGTAAGAGGGCTTGCCCTTTTTCTTCTTGCCCATCGTCATTCACCTCATCAGTTAAAGATTCAAGAGTGTCTTCGGATGAAGTGCTTTCACCCTCCGCAAGCTCATCGAAAGCGTCGTTAAAGGATTGCTCTTCATTTTCTTCAGACATAAAAACCCCAAGCGGCTCTTAACGAGCGGCCAATTAGTATTTCAAGGAATGGTGCTATGCGGATTCGCTTTCGCGCCCCAGCATTACGAGTTTCTCTAAGACGGCCAACGCCCCGCGCTGTCTCTCAGAATCGCGATCCGCTATTAGGTAATCAATCGCGTCATCTTTCTCTTGCTCAATAAACTTTTCTACCGCCTTCCAGGTCAATGAGTGCTTATCAATACTCATTAGAACGTGTCAAAGCTGTTGGCGATGTTCTGAGCCTTCAGCTGAGCCTCTGTGAGCTTCACGTTCGTTTGGGCTGCTGCCTTATCCCTTTCGGTTTTATTGCGCTCCTGCGCCGTTGCATAGCCTGTCTGACGCACTCTCTCACTGATCTGATACTTGCTTGTGAGGTGTGACATATCCATGCGCTCTTTTTGCGCCATCTTGTCACGCTCAAGCTGGTGATCGAGGGCCATCTCTTCGCCCGACTGCCGCAAGAGGGCTGCTTTATACTGTGAGTCCAGCTGGATCTTTTGCTGCTCAATCTGCAATTTGGCTTGCGCTAACTCAGCCTCTAGCTGTAGTTTCTGCATTGCAGGATCAGGCGCACCTTGCGCTGCCGCTTCTTGTGCCGCTGCTTCTCTTTCCGCAATTTCAGTTTCACTGATTGTGATCTGGTCGTAAGGAAGCTCAAGGGATTTGGCTATCTCTCTATCCAGTTCAGCCCAGTCTCTTCTTTGATAATATTCAGGGTTTTGCATAGAGATGTTAGAGTAAATCATGAGGTTCTCTTGCTGCTTCTCTCGAACCAGTAGAGCGCCAGAACCACGAGCTTCAACGCTAAAGTCGCCTTTCACTTCGGCTCGATCACTGAATTGCATATTCCAATCGTAGAACCGCGTGATTAAAGGGCGAGTAATATCATCGTCCCAGTTCTTGACCGCTTTACGCAGGACTATGTTTGAGCTGTTCATCAGCATCGCCATGCCAGAGCTGGTCTTGGTCATGTTGGGCGACATCTCGCCTTGCGCTATGAGAGGTAAGTTAGTCTCTTCGTCGGCAAGCTGGCGAGCCATACTAAAGATATTGCCTAGCTCTGTTTGATGACTAGGTGTAGAGAACGAGGCAAAAGCCTCTCCGACGGATCGTGTCTTATCAACCAGGTTCCAAACCTTTTTAGGGGCCATCTCCCAGCTTCCATCAGCAGGCGCTACGATCTCTTTGTTGACCACTATCTGATCGGCGACCGATAGCCCTGCATTATCCATCATCATGCGCCACGAGGCGTTTATGACCTTCTGAGGGTTCCTCATTAAGCAGGGGACACCAAAGCCGAAGATCGATGACTCATCCTTCTCCCAGTTGAACGCAGAGAAGGGGCGCTCGTCTGAGTCCATCGGGTTCAAGGCCACCTTCAGCACATGGTTGCCAGAAAAGAAAACAGTCGCCTCGATCTCGTCGTCAAGCTCATCAGTTTCAATAGAGCTGTATTCGTTCTCTTCGGTAAGCGCCATTGCATCAATAAGCTCAGACTTCGATATCGGGCCGTGATATTCCCATATCTCATACCTATTGCCTTCGCCTACCGTGTTAATGCCAGTAATGGTTCTGATATCGTCGGTAAAGTCTTTGGCGATCAGCGAGGTTTTAACGCCAGCTCTTACTACTTCCTTAAGCTGAGATACTAAGATCCCTGGCAGCTTTGCCATATCGCGCAGCTGTTTCTTCGAGAGCCTGCGCCTTTCAAAAACAAACTCCGCTTCAGCTATCGTTCGAGCAGACATATCAGGGAAAAAGTCCCAAGGATCTACTCGCTCAACTGTAGGCGCTAGAGATTCAACGATCTGAAGGACACTCATGCCATCAGGCATCATATCCCATCGCTTCTTTGTCCGACCTATGATTATCGGGCCTTTAATGATCGCTGTGCCTAACTGGCAGGCATCATGGATCACATCTCTAGCCTTGATATGGTATCGAGACTCAACAAGCTGGTCATCGATGACAGTCTGCATCATTTTCGCAGCTTCATCTGCCTCCGACTGGATTTTACGCGCAGCTTCTACAGGCCCAGCCTCCTCAGGTGTTTGAGGGTCTTTTTCGGCTATAGAGTTAAGCTCAGGGACAGGCGTCGGGTATACCCCAAAGTTTCTGTCATCTGTCGGGAAGAGCATATCTTGCAGGCGCGCTTCCGCAGCATTGGTCTTATTGCGCGTGATATTAACGAATACCTTCGAGCCTTTGGAGCGTGACAGCTCCGCAGCCTCATCAGACGCATACTCGCCGTGATACTGTCGAAGATCGTCAAGCCATCGTTGCTCTATTTGGCTGCGCTTGCCAACCTGCTCAGTCGCCAGCCTGTTTAATCGAGACGCAAAAACGTGCAGGCGCTCCGCTATTTCTAGCTCGAACTCCTCGTCCATGCCTTCGATGTTAGTGCTATCAACTGTGTGCATACTATTACCCTTAATATCCTGCAACCCTATCCACCACCGACGATCTTGCTAACACCTCATCACGAACGACGCGCAAAGGTTCTGCAAAAGTAAGCGCAAGCGCATCAGCGCAATCCGTGGACCTCATTCCTCTTTTCTTCATGTCGTCTTTACTCTCAAGCTTTCGCCTAGCCTGGGAGTCGTATTTGTAGAATGGCGCGCATAAGTCGCTGTGTAATTCGTCTCTGTCAGGGATCATCACGGGCATATCGCCGTCGAGCCAGTCGCGCAGGTTCCACCACATCTCGGCTCGCCTGTTAATGAATCGCTCAGGATCTAATGAAGAGCCACCAAAGTTAATCGGCACGACCACATCGCCATGTCCTAGCTCAAGCAGGCGATCGACAACACCAGCACCCAGACCGCCAACATCAATAGCAACCTGTGCTGGTCGCTCGTTTTTAATGATCGCGTTGACCA